TTCTTCAGGAGTGACAATTTCTTCTCCCTCCTTACCTTCCTCTTCCTCTGGGGCTTCGTTCTGTTTTTCTTCGGATGAAGACTCCGATGGAGTTTCATTCTCCTCGATGTCTTTAGGTTTTATAATAATTTCCTCTCCTTCATCAGGATCAGATTCTATCTCAACCTTCTCAACATCATTTACTTCATTTGATTTTTCAGCCATAGTTTTTACTTTGATTATTTTACTTACTCAAAGATAGCAAGAAAACAGCTCTCCGAGTCTTGAGAGCTGAGTAATCCTCGCAATAGAAAAGGTATTTAAACCATTGCGGGGACTAATTCAGCCCTCACGATTAATATACCTTTTTTCGATTAATTGTTAAATTATTCTTTTTTAGTTTTTTTGCTTAACTTCCCAGAAAGCGTTATTGCCGCTTTGTCTTGAAAAGTAAGCTCTCCTTTAGTATTAGCCTCTTCTATTTTCTCTACTAAGTAACCTTCTACTAATTTGGTTATTTCAATTTCCTTCTCTCCTCCTTTATCATCGTTCCATGTCCAAGAAGTGGCTGGCTCTCCTTTGTCGTCCATAACAGTATTTACCTTCTTGTCAGCTTTCTCCCATTCATTTTCAGATATTCTAAACTTCTTAGTGTCTTCTAACGCATCTACTAATGTTTCGAGATTACCCTTAAATTGATTTAATAGAACAAGGGCGTATAATCTCTCCGATATGTTTAATTTAAGTGTCATAATGTTTAATTTTACCTTTATTATTTTTTGCTAAGATTAACCTTGACTGCTTCACAGAACTTTCTTATGCCTTCTACTCCATCTGTATAAGAAACTGCTTTTGTTCTAATGTCAACCTTGTAGAACTCTTTATACGAATCACTTGCATTTGATTTCTCTTCTGGAACGATTATCTTGAATAAGAAACCTGAACCAGTTTGAGGATATACTATATCAATCCCGAAATCTAAACCAAGTATTTCATCAACCATCTTTCTCCAAGCAGGAGGGATTGGCATCTTTTCAACTCCACCCACTTCTGCTTCTGCCATTGGAGTTGGTTTTGCTGGTTCTACCGTGCCAGTAATTTCAGGAACAGGTTTGACAAGTCCATCAATTAAGTTGTCAACGCTTTTAACAACACCCATTACTACTTCTGTCAACCTATCCATACTGTCCTTTGAAGCATACTCTTTCTCTTTTAGTATCTTTTTAACTTCTTTTGTTTTTACCATAAGTTTTGATATTTTTTACTTCTTTAATTTTACTTGCCGAATGATAGCAAGAATACCGACCTTTTTTATATACCTTTGTTATGAAGGGAGCAAAATACCTGAATGTGTCTTTCTTTTCTTAACCAGACCTTGAAGCCCTTCCTCTATAACCAGTGGCACACTAATCTTGTAGTTAGCAACCACAGTTTCTCCCTTCCTCATATCTTTCTTTAATTTAATGTGATGTTGTCTTTCATAGACTCTGATTTCAGTTTTCCTTACGGGCATCATTTCTTCTTGTTCTTCTTTTCCAACTACCATAAATACTAATCCATATAAGTCTTTAATTGACACATAAGATTTTATCCATTTGCCATCTTCATCTCTTACTTTCATTTCTACATAGTCTTTAAACTTACCATTCTTATTGATTTCAACCTCAATATCGTTTTTCTTGTTTTTGTCTATTAAGGTAGCAATGTTATTATTCTCCATCATATACTTCTATTTTATTATATATTTTATCTACTGTCAAACTATTCATGATTTTTCAAGTAACAAGCATACTATTGTTAATACTAACAAGAGTTCTAACATTATCCTTATTGCTTCATCATGTCTTATTGTGCTTTGGCTTTCTATTGGTTTCATGTTTGTTCAGGGTTCTCAAGGAAGTCAAAGAACTCCTTTAATCCCTGTTTTTTACCATCTCTTATAAATAACAACTTGAGCGTGTCAAATGTATCCTTACCAATTACATTCTGTTCATTCCATTTCTCTAATGTTTCAGCATATAACTTAATTAGTGCTTCAAAATCATTTGAATGTAATATCTTAATTAATTGTTTGCGTGTTAAATTGTCCATGTTTCTTAAGTTGTCTAAAGGTAATACCTTCTATTACTCGACCTTTAATATTATACTTAATATCCTTACTCTCTGGCATTTTCAACCATTGTTTTCTTAATCTTTTTGCTTTTCTTTGGTTCATCTTATTTGTTTTTACTTGCTCTATATCTTTCAAGTATGCTTTGCATTCTCTTTGGAACTTTGTATTTAGGATTTTTAGACTTATATTTTTTTGTTGTCTTCTCCCATGTTTCTACATTTCTTTCTTCTGCCGGAGATAGTTTCTTTTCTTCTGGTTTCTTTATGTCTACTTTCTTACGAATCTTCTTAACAGCTTTTTTAATTAAATTCTTCCCTGATCTCCACACTTTCTTTGCGAGCCACCCTGTTGAACTTATTACTGACATAATTTTATTTGTTATTTTTGATTAAACGCTGACTTGATAGCACCTAATATACCTGGTTTCTGTCCAGATGGTTGAACTTGATTCTTTGGAACAACTGTCTGTCCACCTTGAGGTGGTGTATTCCCTGTTTGTCCTTGCATAGTTTGTCCACCAGGAGGCATTACTCCTTGTTGTTGTTCTAATCTTGGATCATTGACAAATAACTGATCCTTCTTTGCTCCTTTCTCTAATTCAAGCCATGAGTCAGGCAACCAATCTTCTGGGTCTTCATCATTAACTTTAAGTAATTGCTTTGATGGTTTTAAGACAAAGGCAGGGTCTTGACCTAATAGAGGAACTAACAAATTGAATATCTCTGATTTTCTTTGTTTCTCTAATTCTTCTGATGGGGCAAGAATTGAAGTTGGAACTACATCTATTAATCCTTTCCACCCTAACTCTCCTAATTTTATATCCTTTGCTACTTGAAAATACTTTGATTCTTTAGACTCATATAACTGTCCACCTCTCTCTTCTAAGTTTAAACCCATTTCAGGATAGAAAGATGCTTTGTATTCGTCAATTCCACCCATTTCATTAGGTTTACCAAATAGTTGGCTATGTTCAATACCTGTTTCTTTCTCGTAAGCCATTAGTTGAGTTGTATTAGCGAAGTTATGTATCTCAGGTGTTGAGTAAATCTGCTTCATCCAAGAAAGAGTTAAATAAGCGTCTTGTTCTATGGCATATGATATGTTTTCTACTGGTGTTTTCAATCTCTTTAAAGAAGCCTCCTTAGCGTGTAGTATTTCACCAAGTGTCTTACCTGTTATTGCTCCTTCAAGAGTTGGAGTTATTCCAGAGTCATCATCCATTCCTGTTTTAAGAAATTGTAATCCATCCCATGCTTCTTTCCCTGGTCCAGGAACTTCAAGCCATTTGACATCACCATTTTGTATTTGTTTTCCTTTACCTGGAACTATCTTAATTGTTCCGTCTCCAAATATGTCTGTAGTTCCTGTATAAAAGAACATTTTAAGAATTGAAAGAACGAGCTGATCCATAGTCATATTTGTCATCTTGTCATAGAGTTCTTTCTTTCCTTTAATTATTTTCCAAAGAGATACACCGTAAGGACTATTAGAATCTCCTATTATCCAAGGAGCGTGCCACAAGCTTAATAAACCATCATCATTAGGAAGAGGTCCGTTATGGAGAACTATTTTCTTTGCTGGAACATAGATAGCATATAAATCTTTTAATCTATTCTCATAGAATCCAAGAGTAATTATATCTTTCCTTTCTTTCTCTTGCATTTGTTTCTGTTCGTCTGATAACTCATCTAAATCAGTTTGTTTAGCTGATGTTCCTATTGCGTCAAAGTCAGCATAATTACCAAACTCTACCTTCGCTGAGTCGTAAGTAAAGTCTATTTCGTAGTAACACTCATTTCCTGAATAAGAATCGTATGGGCGTGCCATCTCGTCTATCCAGGTGCGATATGGATCTAACCTCTGCTTAGCCACATCGTTATACCATACCAATTCTTTATCTTCATACTTTGAGTTCTCTGGGTTTTCAGAATCATATTCTGTTAATACTTTCTTATCATATTTAATGATACGAGGATAACTTCTTCCTACTGCCCAACCATACTTTGCCAAATCAAAAGCAAATAGTTTTAGAACATGTTTTGAATCAGA